CCATTTCTGGAGGTCCCATTCCTGGAGGTCCCATTCCTAGAGGTCCCATTTCTGGAGGTCCCATTTCTGGAGGTCCCATTTCTGGAGGTCCCATTTCTGGAGGTCCCATTCCTGGAGGTCCCGTTTCTGGAGGTCCCGTTTCTGGAGGTCCCGTTTGTAATTTCTCAGTTTTCCTAGAAATAAAATAAAAAACTATTAAATTTAAAACTACTAATATACCAATTATTAGCTTGTTCATTATATAAATAAAGAGATAATTATTTACTTGAAAATGCTTCTTCAGTTATACGCTTCATAAAATTCGCAGATTTTATTGCTCCCAGTATTCCTACTAAAAGAATAAGAATTAATAATAAAACATTACTAGTGTTGTCCATTGCTTATAATAATAATCGAGATTTTAAATCTTAAAATTCATATCAAGACTAATTTTCTCATTTAATTTGTTCATTATTTTTCTGTATTCAGCGTCGCTTAAATTGCTATTAATTCTCTCAACTTTCATAGCGTCACAGTCTTTTCCTATTGTATAAGTTCCATCTGGATTACAACTAATCATATCTGGTTGGTCATTCATTAATTTTGGATTGTCTACTGGACCAGTAGTTCCTGGTATTTTAATTGGTATATAATCAAGTTCTTTTCCTAGACCATTTGAATTAAATCCTGTAATTCCTATGTGATATTCAGTATCTACATCTAAATTAGGAATTGTATATTCGCAATCAACACATTTATCATTTTCAACAAATATATAGTGTTTTTTATTTGTTTCTATTTTTTTCAATACAACAATATAGTATTCTAAGAATGTGCTTCCCATTTCAGGTGTATTCCAATACAAAACCAATTTATTATTAACTAATTTTCCAATAAAATCAATCTTACTAGGAACACTAACATCCTGAATTGCTAATAAATTCGTATCTCCGCTACGAGTATCTAATTTAATAGATTCTATCTGTTTCTCCGAGAATAAATAACTATTGCCTTTTAAATCAATAATATCAGTAGCATCTCTAGTAACTGTGAATTCTCCTATAAATCCATCAAAATAATTTCTTCTCTCTAATGTAGTTCCCACTAATAAAAATGGTGTTCTCCCATAAATAAAATTAGGGATAACTAAACCTTGCTCTGTAATTTTTGTTTTGGTGTCTCCAGTATTTAAAACAATAAGAGTAGCTACATCATTCTTTACTAGGAAACCAATGTAGTATAATAGTCCTGGTTCAACCGACATAGGATATTCTACATCTGGAAATGGTTTGTCACCAAATTTTTCTGATTTAACTACTACTTTAAAATCGTTTTGTCCCTTTTTAACTAGTGTTAAATTCCATGTCTGTGCTGTTATTAATGGAATTGGGTCACTAACATCTTGATTATCTACAAATTCAAAGAAAAGAGTAGTCATCATTCTTTCGGCATAAAAATCTGAAACATAGATAAATGAGTTATTAAATCCATTTTGTCTATTATAACTTCTTCCCTTAAATCTATACATTTGAATAGCATCTTTATGACGCGTTGGTTTTCTTACAATTTTATAATTTCCTTCTTCTTCATCAATATTAGAGAATAGAATATTGTTTCTATAAATTAAATTGTCTTTGTCACTCCTATAATATTTTTCTCCTGGAACTTCACAATTGTTTTTTGCTCTTGACCAAGAACATTTGTCTAAATTACAACTATTACTTGTCTTATCATTACATTCGGTAGAAATTCCACAAGTTCTTCTACATTTTATATCAGAGCAATTTTCCCTGTCGGTTGATCTACAAACGTCTAGGCAGTCATCGAAATTAGTTCCACTGTATTTAAACAAGCAGGCCGCATTTTGAAATCCATCTCTAACAGATTGGATTATGAAATAAAATACAATAGCAATTAATGTTAATAATAACACCTTAGTAATCATCTTATATAAGTAATAGATAAAATTTCTAGTTATTAACGCTCAAGTTGAGTGTTCCAATTTTTCTTAATTGGGAAAATAAATTATTGTCCTTCGATTCTTTTAAGGACTCTTCTATTTTTTGAACTTCGTTTATTTCATTTTTTAAATTGTTATAATCATTTTTCTCTATTTTAGTCATTATATCAGTAACTAGTTGATCACGTTGCATTTGAATAATGTTGGAACTGTCTAATGTATTTTCTACCTGTATTTCGTCTTCGAACTTGAATGGTTTTAAAACTACAGGTTTGCTCATACTACTTAATCCACGTTTGTTAACTGCGGCTAGTGAAACAGTGTAATTTACACCATTTTCCAATGATTCAATGCTATGAGTATAAACTCCACCACCCATACTTTCAACAGTGTTTACTGCTGTTTCTACGCGCATTCCTTCCGAATGATTGTTAGTTTTAAAAACCATAAATATGAACTTCTCTATATCCGCTCCTCCGGTGCTACTAACATTCCATTTAAGAGTAATTTTACGGTCGCCAGGAACACCAGTAACTACAGGGGCAGATGGATAATCAATGTTCTGTAAATCTGAAGCAAATTCCCTAGCTTCCTTAACCCAAGGACAGGTATCCTCATTAGAGCAGGTTGAACAGGTATTCTTACATATATTCTTTGAGCAACTGTCGTTTCCAGTCTCCTGGCAAAGTGAAATACATTCAAACTCTGAAGGACTAGTATTATTTTCATTGGCATCAAAGTCGCATGCTTGGTTAACGACATTCTGCTTAATGTCTTGTAGCCATCTACAATATGACTTATTTTCACATTTTTCACAAATATTATAGCAGGCATCGAAATCGCAATTATTTACATTCTTGTTATCCATACATTTCTTTATACAGCTGGATTTGTTCTCGCCATAAGCATTGAAATCACATTTTAATACTCGCTCAATAACATCATCGTCTGGGTACATTTCGTCCGCCTGAGTGGTGACAACTTCTCTAGGTCTATCCGGTCCCTGTGAAGGTTCCTGTGCCGATTCATCACTTTCTCCCATAAATACGTCTGGAGCTAAAGCATCTACACTCTTGAGATAAAAGGTGTAGTCATCGGCTGTCTGGTTGAAATCTAATTCATAATAAATGAAGAATGCGTCACTAAATCTATTTTGGAGTTCTTTCAATGTTCCATTAATTTTTGTTTTAATATCATTGAGAATAGATGTTTTTTCCTCTGAACTATTTAGATAGTCTTTTACTAATCCTGCGGATAGAGCCTGAGAAATAAAGCTTTCTAATTTGCTCTTTATACTAACTGCCCCATCGATTGGATTATTATTAAATTTGAATGCTGGAATATCTAATGAATCATTATAATAAAAACAGGCATTTAATGTTTCACTATCGCGACACTTTAATTTTGGAACTTCTACTACACTAGAAAAGTTTGTGTATTCTCCTAGTTTTTTGGAAAGTGCTCCCTTAATAAATTTGATTCCTAAGTAAATAAGAACTTTAGATAACTTAACAGCATTAGAGGCATCACTAGAAGCTTCAAAATCACCAAAAGTTTGATTAACCTTATTTTCTATATATTTCATTTCATTATCGTCGGCATATTTCATTTTTACTGTATTGAAGTTTTGTGGTCTTTGTAAGTTAGACTGAAAATGTTCTACTTCTTCTTCTCCATTAAAATCGTGGAAGGCCTCTGTGTCTATTTTTAGTAAGAAATTCAATAATTTATCGAAATCGTCACCAGAACGTTCTTCCTGGGTTGATATATTAAACATTTTTTCTTCAATCATAATGCTTCCAATATAACCATCAAAATATAAAGATTCATCTTTTCCTATATCAAATCGTTTAAAGTCTAATGTATTTTCTAATTTTACTTCTTTCGCAGTTGTATCGTCTCTATCTACTCGAACTTTAAGAATTTTTTCAAATTTATCGTATCCTACCTCAACAAATGTTTCACTTTTTTTTTTTGGTAATTGTAATGTTTCTGTTGCTGTTTCAAATATTAATTTATCAATAGTTGTTACTATTGCCCAATCATTACCTGTCATAACTGGACCAGTTCCTCTTAATTTACAAGAAAGTGTTAAGGTGTATGCTTCATTTATACTCACTGCTATGCTACTTTTTTCACCATCAAAGACAAACATCTTTAATTTATCTTCATACTGCTTTACATTACACGCTATAGCTTTTGCATTTTGTCTAACTTTTTCAGCATTTCTAGGGTGAAAAATAACATATTTTACATCATTTTCACCGTCACAAAATTTATTATTTTCTGTAGAATTATTTTGGAAAAGTTCTTTTCTGTTGTAAGCTAAAACTACTACAAGAACAACAATTAATAGAATAAGTAATAAACTCTTGTAATTCATTATTATAATATAAAAATATAAAAAAAAAAATAAATACTTATCTATAACAAATTTATAATTTCATAATAAAATTTACTGCAGTGTATGGATTTAAAATATTAAAAGAATTATTGCTACCAACATTTCCTGTTTGTTTTTTTAATCCCCACAGTTTACAATTCCCACCTTTTGACCAGTGTTGCCAATCTCCATTATGTGGTTTTGAAGTATCAGGAGTGTAACCTAGTAATTCAAATCCCTTGCTTTTAAATGCATAATCAAATTTTCCTTGGTTTGCATGTGGTTCAGTATCTACAATATCTTCATAAGAATGATTATGAGACGGTAAATGTTTCTGTTCTAACTTTACCTGTTTTTCACCACCCATATTTCCAAGTTTTATTGAACCACCAATTCCAAAAGGAAATCTATTTCTTAAATCAGGTGTTCCCTGTTGTCCATCACATATTCTCCATCCATCTGGAACAAGTTCGTTAAACCAGACTAGTATAGTTCCTTTTGGTAACATATCTATATAGTTTTCAGGATTTACAAAAATTGGATTGTCGTTCTTATCTTTTTTATTTGTCAATTCAGTTACAACCTTATCAACAATTGAATTAACATCTTCATCTTTTAATGTTAATTCAGGACCTGCTGGACCTGCTTCACCTGCTTCTCCATCCTCGCCTTGAGTTACAAAACTGGCATTTGATAAATCCATTAAGGCAAATCCTTCGCGTTTGCTTTTTCTTACTAGGATGACAGTAACTACAATCACTAATGCCAGTGATACTAAAATAATTGCCAAAGTTGATTTATCCATTTTAGCTACTTTTTTGCTTACTTTATTCATTGTGCTTTTTGCCATTTTTATATAATTTATAACAATATTATTTTTTCATTTTTATTATTTAATTCTTAGTATATACTAAAAACAATGACCGATGCTAAATTAGATAGACAATTAAAAAGGTTAAAGGAAACACTGGAACAAAAAGCCAAGGAATTCAAGGAAATTAAAGAACGTGAAGATACTGATGCCTTAATTGAAAATTGGATAAGAGAATATGGGCAAAATCCTCTAGAAATAGTAGTTGATTTCATTAAAGAAAAAGGTTTGAAACTGTATGGTGGGAAAGCGTTACATGAACATCTCGTTAAATTTAAACGTGGATTCTATGAACCCTATGAATTTCCTGATTATGATGTATTTTCTCCTAATGCTTGGTTACACGCTAAAGAATTAGCCGACCGCCTTAATAAAGCAGGTTTTGACTTTGTTGAAGCTAAAGGTAGTGTATTAAATGACATAGCCCATCAAACTTACAAAGTAGGGGTGGGTATGACATATGTTCTTGATTTAACACAGGAAGGTTGTCCTAGAGAAGATATTCTTAATGATACTTGTGGCGGTTGTGGTATTGAATCTGAGTTCTACGATAATCCAGGTAAATGTGTAGATGTGTTCAATGCTATACCAGCAAACGACCTCTTAGATTATAATCCTCAAAAAGTTGGCACTAAACCAAAAGAATACCGTAAAACTTATGATTTCAAAACAGATAAATCACTTTACCCAGACTCGCTTTTTGTAGCATCACCCGAATATTTAAAAATAAGTATTAGTCGAGAATTATCAGAACCATTATCAAATCCTGATAGATTGCCTAAGGTAGGAACACGTAGTCATCTTTTTAACCATTTCTTTAAATTTGATGATAGCGTTTGTAAAATGGGTGAAAATGATGAAGTCTATAGACACTCTAAACTTACTGGAGACTTAAAAAAGGTCTTAGATTTTATTCTGGAATGGAGTAATAAACATGAGTTTATTCATTATGGAACTTATGCCTATAATTTTTTTATTAGAGGAGAAAAAGGAGTTAAATATCCTAAATTAAATAATGTCGATTACGAAATGTATAGTCCTGATGCCCTAATTGATGCTGTAGATTTAGTAAATGCTCTTAATAAAAAATTCAAAAAATACAGTTTTAAAAGTTTTGATAAAACTCAATATTGGAAAGAATCTGATGCCCATAGTTCTGAGATTTTAATGGAAAATGATGGTAACTATATATACTTAGCTGAACTTACTAATTATGACAATTGTTTTCCTTATATACAATACGGTGGTGTAAGATATGTCGGTATTGAGAAAATGCTAAATATTTATAGACGAGCGTATGTAATGAGACCTTTAACTGAAGCGGGAACAGTATTAACTAAGAATTACGAATGTATGTTAGATACTTTGAACAAATTGTATAAGAAAAAAAAAAGAATAAGCACTAAGGGTAAATTCCGCATTGTAACCAGTCAATGTACTGGGCGTGAGAAGTCTAAAATTGTTGAGAATTTAAGAATGAAATCTATTAAAAAAGAACAGCAGTTACGAGAAACTAAATACATACTAGATAGTCCTAAGAAAGGAATGCTTACTAAAATAAATCCTCTCCCTAAAGAAAAACTGGAATTACCATATTATCCCGCCCATCAAAAACTAAAACAATACTTTCGCAAAGAAAGCGATGTTAAAACAAAGAAACTAGTTAAAAATGGTAGAAAACAAAGCATAAAATTAGTGAAATTGTCAAAAGCATTGAGTATGTAAATTAAAAATTAATTAAACGGGCGATAATATTTTATCAGCCATAGTAGGTTTGATTTGCTCTACATTTGATGCTTCACTTATTGAATAAGTATTACTGGCAAAAACAACAACACTATAAGTTTCATTGTTTTCTAAACCCTTTATTGTATGTCTGTAATTGCGTTTATTTTTCTTTATATCATCTTCGGTGACACTTACAGTTTCTACACTGACACCCTGGTCTACACTATAAGTTTTAAAATATTTAATAATAAATGCTGTATTTTTATTAGAATCATTATTGATATTTTCCCAAAATACAATAGCATTAGTGTCTCCTGGAACGACTCTTATTTTTATTTTTGGTGGCATTTGTTCTCTTATTATTGGAGCATCTCTTCTTTGAACAGTTTTCCATTTACAAAGGGATTTATCTTCGCAATCGTCACAAATTTTTCTACAACTTTGTAAATCACATGAATCACCACCCCAAAAGGATTTTTCATCCGAAGCACATCTATTTATACAACCTTCTCTGCTATGACCCCATGGAACAAAATTACAGGTATCTGTTTGGGATAGTTTTACTAAACTAGCCTGAAATCCTTCTTTCAATTTACGATATTTCATAATGTAAAAAGTTAATCCAACAATTATTACTAGTAACAGTATTAATAAATACTTCATTCTATAATAAATATATATATAATTTATACAAATTTAATTTATACAAATTTGATATTAATATTCTCATCTTGTAAATCTATCTTTGGACTAGTTTCATTTATTAATTTTAATAATTCGTAATAATCGCGTTTTTCGTCATCGTATCCTATTTTTTCTTTAAATTTGTCTTTTACTAGTTTCATTAAATTTCTTTTTGATGATTCTTCTGAGCTATCAATATCTGCTAAGTTTTCTATATCCCTGGAGAAAATTGGAATCTCCTTATTTGCCTGTGGTTTTACTGATACAGTATTACTTTGGACACTCACTCCAGCATCATTTTCAGCAAAAAGACGCATTTTATATTCTCTTTTATTTTCTAAATTAAATAGAGAATATTCCACTAACTTAGCTGAAACGCTAGGGTAATAAAACTTTGTAGCTTCTCCCTCAGTTTCGCATACTAAAATGTATCTGGTTATTGGTAGCCTACTCCTTGGTGCTACCCATGCTAATTTTATTTGTCTATCTCCACTATAGGCCTTTATTCTAGGTGCTAAAGGAGTTCTTACACTAACGCTTTGTCTGTCTGGATCTTGTTTCCATAGACATTCACTAGAACTACAATCCTCGCATTTACTAAGACATATTTCTGCGTCACATGCTTCATCTCCCATATTTTTCTTCATATTACACGCATCTTTACATTCTTGTAAAGTAATCCCGCGGGGAATGAATCCACAAGTATTTTGAAATTTTTCAGGTTTTACTAGTGTCATTAATAAGGCAACAAGTGCCAATAAAATAATACAAACTAAAATGACTTTAATAGATTTATTCATTTATATAATATTACAAAAAAATTACTTAAAAAGTTTGGGAACGAGTTCATCTTTTACTTGGTCGGCAAATCTAACCCGTTTTTTATTCAAGAAATGTCCATCGCGTTGCTGGGATAATACACCACTACATATTTGGTCATTTAATTCATCACTTATCTGCTTACGAGCCTGACTCTCTATCTCTGCGTCATCCTCTACTAGAAGTGGTGAAATATCTGAGTTTCTCATAGGACCCATAGGTGCTACACTTTCAACATTAGAAAATTCACCCATTCCTATATCATTTACTGCGGCCACTGATACATCATAATAAACACGATTTTTGAGTCCATTTATGACATACTCACAGGCTGAACAATTAGTATCTGCTAATTGTCTAAAGGTAATTCCATTGTTCTTGTTGAATGACTCATTTACTATTATAGCGTAGTTTTTGATGGAACTTCCATTATCACTGGGTGCTTGCCAATCTAATACTAACTGACCATCTCCATGTGCTAAAGCTCTAATTTCGGGTGCCTCAGGCACACTTGATTCTTTTAGGTCACTATTTTCATCTAAACTTAACCATTCGCAATTTAATGGGTTTTTACATCCCAAACATATATTTTGACAATCAACGCTAGAACAATTATCATCATTGTCACATAATCTTATACAGTCCATTCTAGTTTTACCAGCCGCTTTAAAACTACATGTTGGTGTTTCTCCTGAACAATAATTATGGCGAGCACATATTTCAGTATCAGTTAAATTACCGGATACTAAGTCAATATTTCCTATAAATCCATAGAAAGGATTCATATTTTTCCCACTCAACCCTACTTTTATTGATGAAGTTTTTAAGTCTGGAACATTATACTCTTTCTTAACTTCGTTTCCATTAATAAGTATTGAAATATATGTTTTGGCAACTACTACAGATACTAGATAAAACTTCTCAAAATTTATGTTTACTTTAGAACCAACTGATACACCATTATAGACAAATTTACAATTGTTTGACTTTAATTCTATGTACCAATTGTTACTTGACGCTATAATTTTCTTACGATTTTCCTCTTCCTTTTTATCAGTATTAAGAGGTAACGTAGGTTTAATAATAGCTGAGAATGTTAATTTATTAGCATTAACGTTTGAAATATCTATTTTACTATCAGGATTAGAAAATTCGTAAAATTTTACAGAATTCATTTCAGGGAATGTTTTTACTGATAAATTGGAAGTATTTATAGCATATTTGGTGTCTATTTCTAATGGAATTACACCAGTGGGGGTAGTAACTGCTGGTGTAGTGACTGCTGGGGTAGTAACTGCTGGGGTAGTAACTTCTGGGGTAGTAACTGCTGGTGTTTCAATATCAAATTCAGTATCTTCTACTGTTTCACCTTCTTCGGATCCTTCATCAAATGTTTCTGGAGTTTCCAATAAATTAGATGTAATACTAGTATTTGATGCTACTTCAGGTAATGGCATTGAATTTTGAAAGTTTTCACGATCACATTTACAATCATAAACTAAGTAAATTAATCCTATACATAGTAAAAGGGTTAAAATTATTAATGTTTTCGAATACATCATTATTATTATAAATAGAAAATTAATTAGAGTCACAAAATTTATATTCATTTTCGAATAAATCTTCGACAGGTGTATTTATGTTAAAATCATAGTTGCTTAACTTACCTATGGGAACAAAATTTACTTTATTACTTTCTTCTCCCATACCATTACGATTAAATGGTTTTACTGAAACTGTATATGTTTCTTTAGGGTCTAAATTAGTAATTACTTTCTCACAGGTTATACAATTTTTGTTAGCAAAAAGACCCATATGAATTCCATCAGATTTCTTATTGGTTTTATATAACTGATAGAGGTATCCATCAATATCGTATGACTTTAATCTACTTGTTTTAAAAGATATTTTAACACTTGCTTCACTTGTATCTACATCTATTTCTACTGTTTGTGGTGTGTTGTTAATTGTAGGTTCAAGTGTATCATCTGGTGTATCCCATGGACAAACTTTTTTATCTAATTCGCATTTACTACATATTTCTTCACATTGATAGTGGTAACATTCTGGATTTCCTTTACACTTGTTGAGACAATCTAATTTATTGTCTCCTACTGCTGTAAAATCACATTTAGTTGTCCTAAATTTTTCTGTGTTTCCACTAGATTTTAAAATTAAGATGATTATTAGAGAAAGTAATACTAGTATAATTATTCCTGTTGATACACAATCCATTATTATAAATACTATAAATTTTTTTTACTGAGTTTATATAGGTTTAGCTACTTTTTTGCTCATTCGATATTTTTCAACCTCTCTATAATGTTCAGTGATACCCTTTGTTACTTTTGCTCTCAATAATTCATTCTTTTGATAATCACTATAGATTTTTGAATAATAATTCCAAAGTTCTCCATCACTTCTAGTAGAAGAGGAGAAATCCTCCACCAATATTTTTTTTATTTTATAAGTAAAAAACGATATACCTATAAAAGACATTAAAGTTAGTAAAAAAAGTAATATTAATACTATTTTATTCATACTAATAAATAAGTAGAATTAAATTTTACACTTTTTTTTAGTTAATTCCAACATTTTTCTGCTCTTATCTAAAGAATCTTGGAGTCCTAATAGTAAATTGCGTTGTGTCGTATTTAATGTGTTTAATTCATCAGCTACTTTCCAAGCTACAGATACCATAGCATTTTTATCTACAACTTCAACTTCGATAGGGATAGCACCTCTCTTTTGTAGAATTTCCTTTTTAATAAAATTAGGGAAGTATCTTTTCACTTCTGGAACATTAAATTTATCATTATTCACATTTAATTTCTGTAAATCACTGGGACTACTTGGAAGAATATCAACGTAATTAATAGGAGGTTTTCCTTGGAAGTGTTCATAATCATTTACATTAATGTAATAAACACTTCCAATGAATAAAATAAAAACTAAAACTGATAATATTAAATATTTCATATAATAAATACCTAGACATTAATTATTTTTTTTACTAGTAATATTAAAATCACGAACAATCATAGAAACAGGTTTGTTATCTTCTATTAATTTGATTAATTCGTATTTTAA